CTACCTAATCGTAAACATGTTTTTGTAACTCTCCAGTTGTTTAATATATTATCGGGTCTTTCCCACTTACCACTTTCATCATGTACTAACAGCTGAAGCTTTTCTCCGTCATAACTGTTATCACCTGTATTTTTCCAATCAATAGTAGTATCAAGTCCAACCAAGTCTTCCTGCTGTTCGTTTGCAGTAATCTTTTTACGCGTGAACTTACTTGCAGGAACCCTATAAGCAAGCTCAGACTTAGGTCTATCCATACCGTCTTGAATCGGTTTAAAAAAGAACGGGTAGTTAATTGATATTGGAACCACCTTGTCTGTAAACATTTTTTTAGCATCTGCACCTGTTTTAGATAATATACCAAATCTACTATCACTTGATATTGTAGCTTGATTAACTGTTTCAGCTGATGACATAAATGAAAAACCAGATCGTCTGTTTTTGAGGTAACACATACCATAACATCTTTTATCTGCTTTACATGCTTCCCAAAATATATAGAATAATCTGTTAGCTTCTCTAAAGTCTGGTGCACCTACATCAATTTTACTCCACTGTAGATACATGTAATGTGTACCTGTTATGTATGTTGGTGTACCGTCGTTGTTAAACCAAAAGCCATTATCTCTTCTGTTAAATTCTTCGTCTATATAATCAAACCAACCAGACTTTTTTTCTTCGGGATAATTACGCCAATCAAATATATTTTTAAGTCTTTTTAACTCTTTAGGATATTCAAATTGTTTCCACTTTTTTTCTTTGTTAGCATATATATCTTTTGGTTGTTTTGGTAATGCTATGCTGAAATTTTGGATTTCAAGTATTTCGCCAATTTGACCAGTTCTAGATATAACGACAATATCATGTTCTTTATTGTACCCATATTTCCACTTTTTAGTTTTATTAAGTCTGTTTATAGTAGTCTTTTTTATTGGCTCAACTACTTTATATAAATTTTGCTGATACATTACTTAGATCTTCCCTCTGCAAAGCCTTTAAAAACTTTTGGTTTATCATGCTCACTTTCTTTACCTTCAAGTAAGTTTTCTTCTTCTTGTATTCTATTTAGTATTTCAAATGCATCAAATATAGCTAGTTTCTTTGTTGCTGCAGCGTTCTTTAATCTATCAGCTGATATATCATCGTCAGAATCTACAATATCTTCTTTTGCTACTTTAATAAGCTCTTCAACTGCTCTGTGCCCAGCTTGGATTATACGTTTCTTCGTTTCCTTGATATTCATATTTAATTGTAATTTTATTTGATTTTACTCTATACAGTCTTTGACCATCAATAACAAACTCGTATTTACCCACAGCTCTAAACTGCACTAAGCTATTTTCTTCAACAGTACCGTCAGAGTAAACAACAATACCTTGTAGCTTTTCATTGCCTTTATAAAACAATTTATTATCTTCTTTTAACGGTTGTATAAAACAATAACCTTCTAAAGGTTTCCAACCGCTACCATTGTTGTAAGCAAATATTTGGTCTTCGTTTAATATATAAGTGTCTTTATTAAAATAACTTCCGCTATTTTTTTCAATACCATATTGGTTGTGCCATCTTCTAAACACATTGTGATGAACTATAACTGTGTCGCCAACCTTTATGTCTGTCAGTTTAGCTATTGGTACAGCTTTGACAATAGCCTCTCTGTTTGTAAATTGGTGATGAGATACTTCAGTGTTTAATATAAGTTGCTTGTCACCAATATTTTTTATATTATTATATCTTTCACCCTTTGGTTTTACAACAAAAGTGTAAATACCTCTCATTACTTGTACTCTAAGTTATACTCTACAGATATTGCCATGTTCTTGTTAAAATCTTTCCATGGTATAACTTCTTTACCTTTTTTAATATATATTGAATACTTATCTTTTTCTTCAAATATATCACAAATGGTATGACCACCATACACTTCTTGCCCAACGGCATAGTGCATGGCGTCATTTTTGTAATCTTTACCTATAGATATTTTACGAATCAGCTTGTCCATCATTGTATTTTAATCCGCCTGTTCTTACATCAATATCAGCATCTCCGTATTTATCTTGTAACGTAGCTTGCATAAGTTTTACTTCATCTTGTTTACCAGCTAGCGTATGTAACATATTGTGTTCAGCAGCTCTTGTTCTACCTATGTTTAAATGTAGATTATCTATAGTTTTGACTAACTTTTGTAGATTATCTAATTCTTGTTCTTCTAATTTGTCTGCTTTTACTTTAAGGTCTTTAACCTTAGGTGTTTTTCTTTTTGCCATTTTATTTAATTTAAGTTAATTTATTGTTATTTATCTAGTTATAATATCACATAAAATAGTGAATAATTACACTAATCGTCTATCTCAGATATATATCCTCCTTCTTCAAGCTCTTCTACATCAATACCAGTTCCGTCACCAACCCAACTACTGTGGTTTGTAAATGTATAACTAGAACATGTATTTATATTATTAAACTTTCTATCTCTTTCTACAACATCTTCTGTTGTTGCTATTAATCTTTTAGATTTATCTATGCTATTGTGCATAAAATGTATTTGTGATTTATCTACTAATCCAAATGTTTCTGTTGTTATTATATAATAATTCATACTATTTATTTACTATCGCTGATCCACCAGCTATCGAGAAGTTATCATTTCCTCTTGTTGCATTACCATTACCTTCAAATTTCCAATAGCCTATTAAGTTTGATTGAGCACTATGTGTTGTTGCGTCCATCACCGTACCACTATTGTATAAAGATGTTACTTCACTAGCACTCAACTCTTTATTCCACATTGTTACATCGTTGTACAAAGTAGCTGAAGAATTACCAGCTTTATCTTGAAGACCATTATAATCACCTCTTGAACCTAAACTCCATAGCCTATTATCTGTTGCGCTCATTGGGTTTGCTGCTATTTTAGCTGTACCAGCGTTTGTTTGTAGAGGTGCAGAACCTGCTGCGTTAGCATTCCAATACAATTTCAATGAACTAGCTAAGTTAGTTGCTGCTTTAGTAATAGTGATCAACGTATAGTTGTCGCTATTAACATAACCTCTATTGCTAGCGCTCCAATATGTACTACCTAAACCTGCTGCGGCATATCCAGCTGCATAAGCACCTGAGTTAGCATGAAACAGCCATTCACCTTGTTTGTACCACACTGTACTTGAGTTTGGCTTGTTACCGTACCTAATTTGTATTCTGTTATTACTCTCGTTATAAAGTATTTTAATACCGTCTTCTAATTGAATTGATGAACCAGCTTTATGACCCACTATAAAATGTATGTTGGTATTCAAACTACTACTCCAACCAGCTTTGATCCAAAATGATATTGTCCAAGCTTCGTTTTCAGTAAAATTAAATGTATCATCGGTATCTGTAAATGTAATTGCATTTGATGTACCAGTTGATATTGTTTTTGAAACGGCTTTAGCATTAGCAAATGAAGCTGCAGCATCGTGATCATATCCATACCACTCCGACATGGCATGTGGTGTTGATTGGTTAGGTGCTGAATCGCTATTTTCGTTTAAATCTGTTTCGTCTACTATACCGGTTAATGATATATTTGTGTACGACTCTCCAGCAGTGTAGTCATCTTCATCTACTTCATTTTTTATACCAGCAAGACTTATTGTGCCACTACTTGGAATTACCATCTACAATCGCTTTTAGTTCATCAATTTGTTTTTGTTGGTCTTTTACAGCTTCTATTAGCACGGCAACCATTTTTTCATATTTAACAGCTTTATAACCATTATCTCTTGTGTCAACTATTTCAGGAAATACTTTTTCAACTTCTTGAGCCACAACACCAATATCATTGTTACCGTTAAATTGCTCGTGTTTATCGTTCCAAGTAAACGTATATCCAGTTAAGCTTTTAACTTTATCAATAGGGTTTGTTATTGCTTGTAAATTATCTTTGTATCTTTTATCAGATGATGCATAAGCAACTACGTCTTCACCAACATTAAGTGTTTTAGCAATACCAACACCTCCATTTGTTTTAATAGCACCTGAGCTTTTATTTGTTGATTGTGTTGTATTACTTTGACTTATTGCACCTGAGAACACTGTGTTGCCAGAAAAAGTTTTAGCACCAGATATTGTTTGAGTAGTATTTGTATAAACACCGTTTGTAACAGAACCAGCATTTCCTGATACAGATGTTACATTAGAATTTAGCAATGTTGATATACTTGTAAGACCAGTACCTCCTCTAGCAACAGCTAAAGTACCTGATGATATATTACCAGCGTTAATTGAATCAACAGAACTACCATCACCGGTTATGGTTCCACTAACATCAAGATCACCACATTCAATACTACCATTACCTGTAGTTAAATTACCCGTCATAGTTAAATTATCAACACCAGTTAAGTTACCAGATATATCAGCGTTACCATTAATGTCGAGCGAGGTACCTTGTACCTCACCACCGACATCTATGCTATGCAAAAATTTTATCGCCATTTAATTTAATTTAATTTAATTTATTATTATCTTGTTATTGTTACGTTGTAATCTC